TGCGGAGGGGGAGAGTTAACTTCGGGTTTCGAAGATCTTGTGCCCGTCCGATCTCTATTTCGTGACAATATTCACCTCTATTTTATATCGTTATTGTTTTCTATTAAGCCTTAAAGAAGGTTGTGCCGGCACTAGCGCCGCCGGCCATCGCGGAGGCCCCTTTTGTTTCTACCATGGCCCAATCATATTTCAAAGTAACTGTGAGTTCAACCAAATCGTCACCACCATATTCCAAATCACCATATTTAATTTCAGTAATAAAAGAATTATACAGTGTCCACGAATCAAGAGGGTTACCCTCTGAATCTATTTGAGTAATCTCGACTTGTCCCAGCGCTTTAGACGCGGATGCTTTTGACATCGTGGTTAAATCAGTATAATCAGATGGGGGGGAATAACCACCAGCTACAATAATATCAGACAGAGTAGCAGTCATGTCTGGATCAACAGGATCAACTAAAGTTAAACTAACATCTTGCCATGTAACGGAGCCAGGATAATAAAAGGTGTGGTTTAGATACTTATGTTCAGCCGCCGCAATCTGAAAGGACGGCTTGCTCACAGTTTTTGCGTACCAAAGCTGGCCTCCGCCTTGTGCTGCAGCAATACCATTAAAGTTTACCGTAAATCTAAATTTTCTTTTGGGGTCTTTTAGGCCACCTTGACTAAAATTTTCTGACCAAAATGCCATAATTAGTTACTCCTGTTATATTCTAAAATTAAGTAGTTAAGCGAGAGGTTTTTCTCTCTCCTATTTTAATCTTCAAATGAGGCTCCCGTAGAAGCAATCACGAAGTCGATTGCAATATATTCAATAGCGCGCGCAGGTTTCACCATGATCTTAGCATAGAGAACATTCTGATCAATAAGGTCCGGAGTCGTTGTAGACTCATCGAGGATTAACTTATAGTCAGTGATACCAAAATTAACCTTGACGTTCGCAAGGAACGGATCGATTAAGCCTCTAAACCGTGTCCAAGTCGCTTGAACGTTCTGCTCAAAGAGCACCTGTGTGGCCAAGATGGAAATCTGCTTCTTCAAGTAGATGACCAAGCGCCGCACATTGATACGGTCAAGGGCCGATTGGCGCTCTTGCAACGTCTTCTGTCCAAAGACTACAATACCTGTGTTCGGGAAAGAAGCAATCGGATTAATCCGTGCCTCATAAAGAGTGTCTCGCTGCTTGGAGGTTAATCTTTCAGTGACCTGAGAAATCGGAATTCCTGCAGCCCCTTCGGATAAGCCGCCGCGGTTAAAACCAGCGGGAGCAAACCACATCGCATCTGAATTAGCCTGCGAACTGGCGAGCACCCCCATCATGGCAACACTCGGCGGAACCCACAGCAAGCGACCAGTATTCTCATCTGTAGTTTGAACCCATGGGTAGAATGTGCATCCATAACTGGAATCAACTCTCCGAGATCTGAGATTATTAGCGGCGCTAGTGGGGGTTGTCCCTATTCGATTCTTCTTATCGCTCTTATAGGCTTCGTGGTCCGGAATGTAGATGTTGGCTAAATCAATCAGCGCAAGGGCATCGGCGCGATCTTCACAGACATTTACCATGTGTGTTGTCAAAGCGTCCAGTGTTAAGCCGGGTACTGCTAAGAGGTTCATATCCAAGAATTCCGGATCGGCTACCGTGTCGATAGCCCTTCGATAGGTTGCATATGGAGAACTTGTGCGTTCTGTGCCGCTAGCCATACCCGCGTTATAAAGGGGATCGGGCAACTTAATATCAAAGCCATCNAAGGCGCCCCAGATGGGAGCCGTAAAGCGATTATATCCAGCATTTAATACTTCAGTATAGGAGCCGCTACCAAGGCTAGTTTCAGCGGCGCGGGAGCCAGACTGCCACATATAGCCACCACTGGTAGAATCATATTTTACATCATCGAGTGAGAAGATATATCCATAAGACATCACTCCAGCTAATGCGGAGGGTTCTTTTATGACAGCAGCGGTACCATAGGTTGTAGGATCGTTGGGGAAATCTGCATAAAGTAATCTTTGCGGACCCACCGTGCTAGCATCATGGATGGTGCTGCCCGCGTCACGAGTCGCCTGGAATCCAAAATATGCATCTGTAGCAAAGGACTGCGGGGCAGAGGCGGAGAGGCGCAATCGCACTTCGGGGAATGTTAGGGTGCCGCCGACGAATGAGGACGAAAGACCATGAACAGATTCATTTCCATCTGCCGCAGAGCCGGTACGGAAATTAGTCGACAACACATACGTTGCATCATTTCCATTTACAAGCGCAAGAGGAGATACAATAAATGTGCTCGTTAAGCTTGATGTGACTGCTATCGCATCCGAGAATCGGGGTGGGCCATAGTATCCAAAGGGCAGATAACGTGCATCGGTGGCGCCGCCTTCTACATCGGAGTTCATATGAACATACACAAACTTAGATTGATTGGGGTATTCACCATATAACTTTAATCTCTTCGAATTGCTATCCCATGCATAATATTGATCGCCAATCTTGCGGGCGATAAAGTTGGGAGAGGTAGGATCTAAGCTTAATGTATCGAATCTTTCTATGACCACTACATTTGAATCTGTATCTGACATAGAACGAATCACCACATCAAAGGTTCCGTAGTCGCTTACCGTCGAAGTCGACTGCTTAATACTCTCAATCGAAACCTTTACGTTTCTTTGCAGCCATTCGCCATGGCCGCGGCCCTTTAATCTAAAGAGCTTTTGCATCCGATCTGGCGCATAACTTGCTGGAGCCTCCAAATCCTGACTAATAAACCAGCCGGCCACACCTTCTCGCGAAGCTTGGTTTTTCATGTTGGCCGGGCCAACGGAAGTATCCGAAGTTTTTGCAATGGGAAGAATAACACCATGGGCTGCTACACCAACGAGACTTGTACCGCCTCCGGTGAGGCTGCCGGTTCCAACGTTTCCGTCGCGTAATTCTTGTTCATAACTTTCTCCAAGCCAATAAGCTTTATAAGCGGTGCTCGGATAAAAAGTACCAGCAGTGGAAGCCAACTGCGGGTTTGTATTAAATCTATTTCTCAGCCATGTTTCTGCTGAATCATCAAAACCAAACTTAGTCTTTTTAGAACCATTGGAGCTTGAGATCACAGTCGTAAAGAGATTGTTAGAGTCGGTCGCAATTACTGCGCCGATGGCGCCGGTTGTCACATCGGTTGTTATTAGCGTACCGCTGAGAATAATAGTGGCAGCTTGATCTAAATACCAAACAGCAGCTAAAGCACCATCGCCGATACTTGAAGACGGAGAGGCACTAGAACTGGGCCATACCCAAAGGCCATAGGCGCCGCCATTTTCGGCAATCGTGGTAGCGGGGACTTTTTCAGTCTTCCATCCGGCATAACCGGCACTAGTGGCATTTGCATCCTGTTGCCCCAAAAGGCGGACATATGTTAAAGGAGCAACATTCGCGTTGAGGAAAGCTTTTGCTGCGTAGGTGCCATACATGGGAGACTGATAGTTTCCGTCTCGGTATACATCGCCGCCGGCGGTTCCCCCACCAGGAACGGTGTCGCCAAACATTTCNACAAAANCNGANTAGGACNCCACTTTAACGGGCTGCATGGCTAACCCTCGACTGGCGCGCCCAATTACAACGGGCCCAATAACCGGGCTAGTGCGCGGAATAAAGGAGTTATCAATTTCATGAATAAATACTCCTGGAGATACGAACTTAAAACTTTTGACTGACATGTGGCCTTTTTCTCCTCAATTAAAAAGAATATATCTATATTGCAATCATTAATTAAATAGTGTTTTTAATTTCAAAAAGCTCCTGAACTGCCAATAAAAATCAAGTTTCACTTCAGGATGTCACCAAATATATTAGGAACCCCGGGAGGAGCCACGCTTTCCTGCGGGAAAGAGAGTTCTACGGTGTTTTCATCCATTCTAACAATGGGCCTATCATCGCTTTTTCCTTCTCCAACCAAATAACCTAAGATTCGAATGTTAATTTCAGTTGTAAACAGACGCATCTCTTCTGCCAAATTACTAACGTTGTTGCTTTGTGTAAAATTTTGATCGATGAAGGCTTCATATAAGTGTCCATGTCTTTTGAGAGTAAAGGCATTGATTTGACCAGTGCGTGCTATAAAGGGTGCAGTCAATGTGTTGATCTGTTGCTGATATTCAGCTTTCAAAGTAATCTTATATTCTGCATTAATATACACAGGAATGGGTATAGAGAGAGATTGGATTACAACTTTCGTATTTACTCTCGGAAAGTATCTTTGTCTTGCAGGCCCAGTGTTGGTTCTTACACCCGAGGCCACGGCATAGTTTCTAGTCTTATCGGGCACAATTCTCTTAGCAATTACAAATCGACCAGACCTGCCGTTCTTTCTTTTAGAATAATAATGCGCTTGAAAGGAGCCTTTACGCTGCGGATCCTTCACGATCCCAGTACGCTCCACACTCACCAAGGGAAGCTTTAGGGCGCCGGCATCATCTCTTAAAGACTTTTCATTTTTAATTTGAAAGGATCTTTCGGGCACTTGCCACAAAACGGGTACGTCGGTGAAACCTTCATTGGTATTGACACTCAACCGCAAATCATCCTTAATCCATGATACAAGTGCGTAGTCAATATTTTCAATAGTAGATTCCAACATCCCTATCTCTTTAAGTTCAAAGGCTTCGGACGCACTGCCGGTGGACAACATTGCAAAATTAAAGTTATCAGGTAGCATCGAATAGTCCCTTGCGTGCACGTTTACATATAGCACTAATTTCAAAACTATGTCCTACTTGACCAAAAAGTAGTTTGGGTTCGGACAACTTTACAATTTCATAGAAAAACTCTCCATATAATACAAAATCTCCCTCTCGTACATATAAGTTTTGATCTTCGGTGAGGCGGCGTCGATGGAAATGTACATTGATTTCCCATGATTTATCTACGCCTACCGACTCCATATAATCAGTAGCATAATCCGTAAACTCTACCAGAGCATAGACACGCACAGGTGGCAAATAAGTTTTTTCAATCGCTTCTCCATACAATTCATGAAAATCAGTGGATTCTATATCTATCGGATAATAAAGAATTTGTTGGCCAATAACTTTTTCAATGAGTTCGTCATTGACTTGTTTAACAAGATTGCGTTCTTTCTGCCCTAAGAAGAGGGGGGGTGGCGGAGCCGGCGGTCTTTTCCATTCGTCTGACATTTGATATTACCCCACAAAAATTGGCAGCGGAGAAAATTTGAACGTCTCGGCTGCTGCAGTCGCCTTTTCGCTATCTTGTTTAATGAGTTCCACATATTCCACTTCTTTGAGGAGTTCTCTCAACTTATCTTTTAATGCTGTCTGCTCTTCTTTGGCCTGCGACAAAAGTTCCGCGTGATTCAAGGTCACGCTTTCGCCAGGAATAGGCACTGTGGTGAATTTACCACGGATTTGTCCCAGCATTTCTTTACAGAGAGCTAGTGAATATTTTCTAATCCATTGTTTTCCAATGGCATTGATATTTGCATACGGCACATTATCAAAAGGAATTGTATTCATATTGTTGATACCATTGATGCTTCCAGTATATCCTACCGGATCATCCCACGCATTGCTTTCAATATAAAACTTTACCCAGATCCTATCCATCTCTCCCATACCCCAATAGCTTGGAGTGGGAAATAATCTTAATTTATTATCGATTAACTCATACGAATAATTGGAAGTTCTTGTAATGATCGAATCTTCATACATAATAGCTTGTAGTTTGTTTTGCCATGTAGGAATAACTTCAAATGTAGAGTCGTCTGCAAATTGGCCATAAGTGGAGTAGTTGCCTACGACGCCTATGCCTCCATAGTACCCATAGAAGCGCCACATGGCCCTAGGAGACATATAAAAAACTTTAGTAATGGTTACGCGCTTGTTATCAACTTTCCCGGCATAGCCCACTGCTGTGCCGGTCGTATCGACACCAGCGGCAGACGCGCTGGCAATAATTGCTTGAATATCATAATCTTGAACATCTGTTTCAGGACTAAATGAAGCTGAATATTCTCGAATAGTGCCTCCAAAGCCGGCGATTGCTGAAAGGCCGTCTCCGACTTTTTTTGACGAAGCCATTTGGAAACGAGGATACTTTAAATTAACACTTGCGGGTCCGTTTTTAATATCGCCTTTATGATCGAAGGTGCCTGTTGCATCTCCCAGCACATCTGATAAAACATTTTTGCCTTGATGGAGATTAATAATATAAGAATATTCTAAGACCGCTTCTTCATATGCAGAATAAACATTATTAGCTGTCAATTCAATATCAACTACATCGCCACCAAGTTTTTTATAGACATATGCGACTTGGACGGCGGCGCCGCTGAGGAAGTCGGCACTTCCGGTGTAAATACCGAATGGTATACCGCTAGCAACGTTGCCGGCACTTCCTGTGGAGGGAAGTACAATCGGGCTTATTTGAGATTTAGGGCTTAAATTGGTAGGCATAGAAGGACTCGCTAATCTAATTAGTTTTTAAAAGATAAAACCCCCCAACGATAAGTTGAGGGGTTTTAAATTTATATGTTATTTATTGCTTTAAATTGCATACTATCAATTATTAGGTTGCATATGTAACTGAACCTGTGGTCATTACATTCCACGAAGTTCCGTCATATATAAAGCCCATCGCCTGTCGCGCTGTGACAATCGAGCCCGTGACTCCGACTCCATTTGAAGTAGAAGCACTAATGTGCAACGATTGATCTCCGGCTTTAGTATCTAAGATAACATATTTAAGCTGACCAACAGCTTGTCCGGACGGCAAAAATACACTACCGGAAGCAGCGGCAGTAGTAACACGGGAAACACCAGTAATTACACTTAAAGTTGCGCCTTGGCCGGCAGTTCCGCCAGCAGGTGGTGTGCTGCCACCCCCCAATGCCGTTACGGCTTCCGCATCTGTTAAACACAGACGCGAACCTGACAAAGTAGTAGCACTAACGGTCGAACCGCTTAATGTGGTGATAGTTGCGTTGCTAATTGAAAATCCATTCAAGAGAGCGCGCAATCTAGCAATATTTTGTGAAACAGCCATTTCATTAATTCCTCCAATTTTTAAATTATTTTAATAAGTTTCTACGAGTAGAGAAGCCCTCCTTGGGCCTCACTAACTAAATAGAACCTTACCAAACAAAAACCCCTGCCAATTGGCAGGGGTTTTGTTTTTATTGGTTGGATCAACTATTAGGTTGAAGAACCGGACTCACCTAAGAGCCCACGAATGATGACCAAGCCATACATATCGGGACGCACCATCTTCTTGGCGTACCGAGTCATCACGCCCTTGCGGGGCACGAAG